AATATCATTTGCCTTCGCGTCAGATAATACTTACATTCATAACCATTGGTAATGCTTTAGCGCAGTTCGCGCTGTGAATTTCGAGGTGGATATGTCCGGAATCATCACGCTGGTCATCGCGCTAATTGTGAAGAACTAAAAGATTTGATACATCCGGGAACATGAGGAATTAAGCGGAAACTCGCGGGATTACTGGACTCGGCACAAAATTGGATTTGATACCGATTTGTAGAAAATGAAGCCGATCGGCAAAACATTTGATACTGCTAAGTATTGGACTTTAAAACCACAAAACCATCGTTCAAAATCAATTCTAACATATTTCTCAAAAAAACAGGCCGGCTAAATGTGGCTGGCATGGACCGCGATAAATGAAGATAAGCACCACATTAACTGGCCTTCTTGCTGGAACTGGATGGGCTGGGCTTGGTCACACCGTCACTACTTTCAGGTGCCTCTTTTTTCATTTGCATATTTAACCGGATCAGGCGCTCTTTCTCCTCGTTGGTTAACTCGTACCAGGTTGAGTTAACATCATTGATATTATTAAACATTTTTATTACACCTTGAGCACCAAAGGTTACAAAAATATTAATCAACTTGACCTTATCATTGATGTTGAGGGCATCAAAGATAGCTCCCCACGTTAGTGACAGTGCATCTTCTGGTTTAGTGAAGTGCTTTGAAAAATCTTCATTAAATCCCTCCTTCGAGCTGATTGAGAGCTTTGTGGATTCTGTTGCGTCCAGAGTTTTGAAGTTATCTCCTTTCATACCTGTCCCCCAATCGCTCTCCCCGGTTGCTAGCCAACCAATCGATACGCCTTCATACGCTGAGATTCTTATGACTACATCTAGACCGGGCGTTGCTCCCTTAGCGAAATAGTTATTTAAAGTAGAATACGGAAGCCCCCAGTCAATGGATGCCTGTCGCATGGATCTCCCCTTGAAGAGATACTTCAGCCTATCCTGAATGCTTTCTTTCGCGTTGCAATCAAAAGAAAAACTGTTTTCTTTTATGTTTGGCATTTTCTATTCCAATTAACTGTATGTTTTTAAATGAATTAGCTATATGTGGACCGCATAAAAACTACATGGAGAAAAGAAAGGTTGATATTTTCTTTTTGTAGATCAATACTTACTCCAACAGATAACCCCGGCGGATTATTCCGGCGGATAACTTTTAAGAGTAAACGAACTATGGAAAGAAATGAAGTGCGTGACTGGCATCGCATTGACATTGTCGCCGAGCTTCACAAGCGTGGCGTGACAATGCGCAGCCTTTCCACCAGTGCGGGGTTAAGTCCCGACACACTGAAAAATGCGCTGGCTCGTTCATATCCTAAAGGTGAGCGCATCATCGCGAATGCTCTCAATCTGGAGCCGTCATCCATCTGGCCCAGCCGCTACAGCAAGGACTTGTGATTATGTTTGCTACGGTGAATGAATTAGTGGGCCTGCCGGGTTTGCCGGGAACGCCACAGGGCATCAGAGCCATGATGGGTAAACTGGTCAAAGAGAATCAGACTCTGGTCCGTAAGCGCCAGGGAAGTAAGGCGTTTGAGTATCACATTGACAGCCTTCCCCTGGTTGCCCAGAAAGCGCTGCGTGACCGTCAGGTTAAAGAGCTGATGAACAATCAGGATGCCGCGTTGCCTGCTCCTGAGCATTCAGCGGTGACGGAAAAGAGTGATACCCGGTTATCGCTTTACCGTGATCACCCCGTGCTGATGGAGCAAAAGCTCACCGGCTTAACCGCCGACCAGCAAAAGATTGCTGATGCCCGTATTGCACTGGTATCAGAAGTCCTGAAACTGGGTGAAATACCGGGGTTCAGCTGCGCCAAAGCCATCAGAGAAATCGTCCGTCAGTCCCGGAGTGGCGAATTACCGGAACATCTGGCCATGCAGGTGACGTTAGCCAATGCCAAAAAAGGTTCATCCCGCACACTGAGCGAGATCTCCCTTAAGCGCTGGATGGCTGATTTCAAAAAAGCCAGAACATCGACGGAGCGTCTGGTACTCCTTGCACCGGGTAAGCGCCAGCGCGTAGAGCCTGAGGAAATTGCTTGGTTGCCTGATTTTCTTGCGTATTACCGTAATCCCAATGGTGTGACGATGGCTGAAGCATACGAGGATTTTATTAAGAGCTGGTATACGCGATATGCGGATCAGCCGGAGATGCTTTTCTCTGCTCCGACCTATAACACGGTTCGCTACGCGATGGATAAACTGCCAGAAGTGGTGAAACAGCATCGCCGGATCACCGGTAGCGAAGCCCGACAGATTGAGGGTTTTGTGCGCCGTGACTGGCTGAGTATGCCGGTGAACTACGTCTGGATCGGAGATGGTCACGGCATGAAGATGAAGGTTGCCTCTCCTGAGCATGGTCACCCTATCACACCAGAGGTGACATTCATTCTGGACGGTAGCTGCCGGTATATTGTGGGCTGGAGCCTGGCCCTGTCAGAAAGCGTTATCGCGGTTGCCGACGCCCTGCGTCACGGCATTAAAAATAACGGCGTCCCTTATATCTATTATTCCGATAACGGCGGTGGTGAGACCAATAGTACGCTTGACGCGAATATCACCGGTATCTTACCGCGTCTCGGCGTTGACCACCGTCTGGGTATTCCTGAAAACCCACAAGGGCGCGGCATTATTGAGATCCTCAACAAAACGCTGGGGATGCGTATCTCCCGTCAATTTGCTACCTACTACGGAACTGGCGCGGATAAAAGTACCACGCGCAAGGTATCAAAATCCCTTATTGCCGCGCTGAACGCGGTGGATAAAGGGCGCGAACTGACTGTTAAGCAGGAGCAGACCCTTCGCGATTTCCCGTCATGGAATGAGCTGATTGGGGAGATTGAAGCCGGGGTTCACTGGTACAACAACCGCGCCCACGATTCACTGCCGCTGAAAGCTAATGGTGAGCATTTCACGCCAGCGCAGTTTCGTAAGTACAAGCTGGAAAAAGAAAAAACTGAAATCGAATGGCTCTCCGATATTGAGCTTCGTCATATGTTTATGCCGGAGGTTGAGTGCTCGGTCAGACGTTGTGAAATTCGTCTTTTCAATAACCTGTATTACTCCGAAGCACTTCGCGAGGAGCATGGCCGCAAAGTACGCGTCAGCTACGACATTCACGATGCAACAAAGATTATCGTTCGTCGTATGGATGGTTCACTGATATGTGAAGCTATCTGGGATGGCAACAAGAAAGCAGCGTTCCCCGTTACGGCGGAATACTGGCAGAAACAGAAACGTATCAAAGGTATGCGCGAACGTGGGGAGAAGAAAGTCCGTCTGGCCGAGGCCGAGAATGTACTCACTCTCTCCGAACCAGCAGGGCCGGACTGGCTAAACAGCAATGTATATCGCCCCAGTCAGCCCGTCCCCGCGATGAAGGTCGTACCTGAAGAAGAGGAATATACGGAGGACGAATATCTGAATAACTCGCTGGATATGCTGGAATCAAATAAACGTAAAAACGCGATTTAACGCTATTTAAATACCCTTCAAATAATGGAGTGAATTATGTCTGAGGTGAATATTTCCGATATTCGCGAGGTTCTGCGCAGCCTTGTTGATGGTACCCGTTTTACTTTTGCTCAGGTTGCCCGTGAAACCGGCCTCTCAACCGGCGTTGTTAGTGGCTTCATGAATAACAAATATGCCGGTGATAACGACCGCGTCGAGAAAGCCCTGCAGCGCTGGGTCGATAAACAACACTCTGCCGCCGAGCTGCCGGAGCCACCGCGCTTTATTGAGACTCCAACCGTTAAACAGATCTGGACTGCGTTTCGCTATGCCCACCTGACGGAGTGCATCGGCGTGGTTTGCGGTAACCCCGGTGTCGGCAAGTCAGAAGCCGCCCGCGAATATCGCCGCAGTAACGATAACGTCTGGATGATAACCATCACCCCTTCATGTGCAAGTGTACTGGAGTGCCTGACCGAGCTGGCCTATGAGCTGGGGATGAATGATGCACCTCGCCGTAAGGGACCGCTGGCCCGCGCACTGCGCCGCCGTCTCGATGGCACTCAGGGTCTTGTCATCATTGATGAAGCTGACCATCTGGGTGCTGAAACGCTCGAAGAGCTGCGTCTACTGCAGGAAGCCACCCGCGTCGGGCTGGTGCTGATGGGGAACCACCGCGTTTACAGCAACATGACCGGCGGCAATCGTACCGTTGAGTTCGCCCGTCTGTTCTCCCGTATCGCCAAGCGTGTCGCTATTAACAAAACTAAAAAGGCCGATGTGGCCGCGATTGCCGACGCCTGGCATATCACCGGTGAAAAAGAGCGCGATTTGCTCCAGCAGATCGCACAGAAGCCCGGAGCACTGCGTATCCTCAGCCACTCCCTGCGGCTGGCGGCGATGACGGCTCACGGCGCGGGTGAAGCTGTCAGCGAAAGCTACATTCGCAAAGCACTGCGTGATCTGGATCTGGATGTTGATGTTTCAACGTTACTGAGGGGTTAACACCATGATTACTGAACGTATTGCTGAACATGTTGGTATGGCCACCGCTGCGCAGGCATGGCTGCAGGCGCGCGGTAGTCGTGTTACGGAGATCCGGGTGTGGATGCGCCGCCCGTGTCTGGAAATCACCTGTCCGCCGACTGAACTGGTGAACAGGGCTAATCATCTGATTGAACGCTGCCCCACCGGGACCCGTTCCGTGTGGATGGCCACCCTTGAAGGCTGTCATGTTATCTGGAGGTAAGTATGGAAAAGCGCCGTATGTGGACTAAGCAGGAAATTCAGTTCGTTCGTGAAAATGCTGGAAAGCTGACGTCACAGCAGATTGCCGACAGGCTTAACCGCACCCGTCAGGCTATCCAGTCTCAGGCTAACCGCTGGGGCCTGTCGGTTATTGTGCAACCAGCAGACGAGCATGATGCTTATCTTTGTCGCGAGCTTTATAAAGAGGGTCTGACCATTCCGGTTATTGCCGAAAAGATGGAATTAAGTCGTCGGGTTGTTTCGAATATTGTTTTTTCAGAATGCTATTAATTCAGTGAGGCTTTGATGAATAATTCAAATACCATCCCGGAAGGTTACCGGATTAACGCGCAGGGGCATTTAGTTCCTGAATCACAGATTAAACCACTGGATAAACTGCGTGATGAAATGGTGCTCGACATCGTTGAAGCCGCTCGCCTGCAGCGTCAGTCGCTGGTCGAGTTCAAGCTCGGCTCTATGGCGAAAATCGGTGACTTTATCGACCTTTCAGCCGCGGAGTACGGTGTTGAATATGGCGGTGCTAAAGGTAACGTCACGCTGGTCAGCTTTGATGGCCGTTATAAGCTGGTTCGTGCCGTTGGCGAGCATCGCATCTTTGATGAGCGTATTCAGGCAGCAAAAAAACTGATTGACGACTGTATCCATGAATGGTCTGCCGGGGCTAACGAGAAGATTATGGCAATGGTCGATCATGCCTTCCGTGTCAACAAACAGGGACGGATTGATATCAATCAGGTTCTCGGGCTCCGCTCACTGAATATTGACGATGCCAAATGGAATGAGGCGATGGACGCTGTGGCCGATGCTATCCAGGTCACGGGAACCAGCCAGTATCTGCGTTTATATGAGCGTCAGGACGATGGCACTTATAAGCAGATATCGCTGGATTTAGCCAAACTCTGAATATTCGTTAATTAACTTTGTTTAATTTCCGGCGTCAGCGCCGTGGGGTTGCTCACGCCGAAAATCAGTAAGGACATATTATGAACCCGAAAACGAAAGGTATTTTTGAGGCGGCATTCGCTAAATGGGGCTTCGATTCTCAGGTGCTGGTACTGGCTGAAGAAGCCAGCGAATTATCGGCTTCCTGCGTCCGTTTTATTAATCACAAAACCGGCAGCGACAAAGTGGCTGAAGAAGCGGCGGATGTCGAGATCATGATTGAACAGCTACGTCATAACGGAATGGGCCCGATGATTGACCATGAAAAGAATCGCAAGATGACGCGTCTGGCACAAATTGTCGGCGTGGACTCACAACCTTTTAGCCCCTTTGGTCCGTCCGTTCAGGGCCTGCTTGAGGAAGCCAGCGAGCAAATGGGTCTGGCTGAGACTCTCTATCGCGACCCTAAAACCAGCAACCGCTATGCTGCTGCCCGCGCCCGTATGGCAGTCAGTCTGCTGATGCAGGCAGCTCAGAAGATGATCCGCGAACAGCAGTATGCCGAACGTATGCGGGCGGAGGATAAAGCTCATGATTAATTTAGAGCAGATTAAAGCTGATATCGCTGCCCGTAAGGCGATGCCAGCATGGGGGGCTCATACTTCCATTGAGCGCATCAAGACTATCAATGCCACACTTCCCAGCTTTTCTCTGAAAACGGTCGAGGCGCTGGTAGAGGCGCTGGATTATTACAAATCACGCGAAGAGCGCGTGACCAAGCTGGTGCTCGATAATTCTGCTAGCTGGGATGAGTTGTATCAGCAGCTGGAGGCTAAAGGTAAGCGTAACGCTGAGCTGGAGTCCCGCACCGTCACCGTGAAGATGCCGAAGCTCAAAATGCTCGAAGACTATCTCGCCGAGGTTGCGGTTGAAGAGCGGAAAGCGATTTTGCTCGGTGTGCGGATGGAGTTTCATCGTGCGCTGACCGCCGCTGGCATCAAGGTGGAGGTTGGTTCTTTTCGGAAAATTGATAATTCGTCAACCGTTTCTTTTCGGGAAATACCGGAAACGTCAACAGAAGGCGGTAACCAATGACCCGCTCAAACGCAATCCAGCTTATCCATATCGCCAAAGGCCAGCTGGCGCTTGATGATGATACTTACCGCTCCCTGCTGGGGGCGGTTGTTCCGGGCAAGTCGAGCTGCCGCGATATGACGGTCAACGAGTTGCAGCACGTCATCAAGGCGCTGGAGGCTAAGGGGTTCAAAAGCAAACCTCTGCGCCGTTCTAAACGCCGCATGTCTGCACCGTCAGATGTGAGCCTGAAAATCCGCGCGATATGGAAAACGATGTTTAATCAGGGTTTTGTCAGAGATGGTAGCGACATCGGGCTGGACCGTTTCGTCCGTCGCCATACGCGTATTCGCAATGGCGGCGAAGGTGTCTCCAGCCTGGAATGGTTGCGCGGTGATGCCGAGGATAATCTCCTTGAGAGCCTGAAACAGTGGCATATCAGGGAGATGAAAAAAGCCATGCTGGCGCACCATGCCCGACTCCCTGAACACCCGGTGACCGGTGAAGAAAGCCGGGACTATGACACAATCTGCAGCGGCTACGCTGACGCAGCCAGAAGGTGGACAAAATGAGTGACGATCTCTTTGGTGACGTGCAGGACGACAGCATTCTGGACCACCTCGACGATGAGATGGAAAGTTCCCGATTTCCGTCGTTGTTGGCAGAACTGAATGCTTTATTGCGTAAGGAACTTGAGCGCTTTGGCTATGACCCGCGCCATTCCATTGAACTGGTCGCAGCCATCAGCAGTAAGATCGGCGGAATGCAGGTTTACTTTCCACGAGGTCAGGTGCTGGAGCAGCTCGTCAGGGATATGCGTATCTGGCGTGATTTTCAGGGCAATAACATCCCGGAGCTGGTTGAGCGCTACCAGGTGACCTACAAAACAGTGTATAAAGCTATCAAACGGATGCGGCGTTTGGAGTTGCAAAAGCGACAATACTGTTTATTCGACAGGGAGTAACTTATGAAACTGATAGGTAATTTGTTGTGCATAGGATTCATTATTTGGGTTGTTTCATTTTTCGTTAAAGCCGAGAAAAAAGAGCTTCCGCCTAATGAGGTATTGATTTCCCAGTTCGATAATATGGGAGTCTTTGATAAAGACGAATGGAAAAAAGGGGACGTGGTAGAAGGTGTGCAAGTATATACTGCTCGTACAGATGATAAAATCACCAAAAGCTCATGGCTACTAGGTGTGAAACAAGCAGGATTAATTGCAATATCTGATAAGAATGATCCTGCATTTGAGAGTATTTCTGTATTAGCTTCATGTTACAAACTCGTAAAAGGAGTATTGGGGCGTGATGATAAAGACGATTTCAAAATTGTTGAAGATACCTTCAGAGCGGCCATATCATCTGAACCTATAGACAATACACGTAGTGACACAAGTGTGATTGATGGGTATCGGTTTAAAGTGCAGATGGGGCCAGTCGCTGCGAATTTAAATTCATATTCCTGCTCAATCAAAGAAAAGTAGTTATCGATAAATTTCAATGAAGCCGGTAAATCCGGCTTTTTTTTTGCCTGTTACAAAATGAGAAGGAATCCAGATTAACCTTCTTCCTTGTAAAGGTGCAGGCATGACAACATCATTTACCCCCGCATTTTCTCACGCGCTCGCTTTCGTTCTCGCCCGCGAAGGTGGTTATGTTAATGACCCGACCGACAAAGGCGGCGAAACCAAATATGGCATTTCCGATAAACGCGATGGTCTTGCCGATGGAAAAACTGACGTCGATGGCGATGGCAAACCCGATACCCGAATTAAGGACCTGACCGAAGAACAGGCCGGGCAGATTTATTTTCGTGACTACTGGTATCCGGCTTACTGCGGTGACTGGCCGGACGGCATCTCGCTTTTTGTCTTTGATTCCTCCGTTCAGCATGGCGCTAAAAAAGCGATCCAGCTCCTGCAGGAGGCGGTCGGCTTCACGGGTAAAGCGGTCGACGGGATCGTCGGTAAAAACACCCGCGCTGCTGTCACCAGTGCCGATGCTGAATGGCTGCTGACCCGCTGCTTCCTGCGCCGCTCCCGCTATTACGCCGACATCATCAAATCCAATTCTTCTCAGGGTAAATACCTTAACGGCTGGTTTAACCGCCTCGATGAGCTGGCGAACGCCTGTCAGGAGGTCATTGGCGGTCAGGTCTCGGTTCCCCGGAGCTGAGCATGGGTAAAGGGTGGGATTCATCGTTACGCGCGGGGCGGCGCGACCGCCTCCGTCAGGAGGTGCTTCACCGGGTTGCCGGTGGCCCTCCGCCCGTTCCACGGGACTACACAGGCTGTGACGGCACCCATGCCAGCTACTACCGCAAAGGCTGGGACTCCGTCGATACACGAGACATCGTCTGGCAGTGCCAGCGATACAAGGAAAAACAGAATGTTTAAATCGTTGAATACTGACTGGCTGAAGCTGGCATTGCTTCGGGTATTTCAGTCCGGCTGGACTGTAGTCGTGCTAGTAGGTTTGTCGCTGCTGTTCTGCAGCTTCACTGGCCGTCAGGCGTTTATTGTCTGGTGGCTCACTTTCGCCGGTGTGCTGTTAATCGGTGCAAGCGTATGGCTTGGTAATCTCCCGTACCGCCTGCTGCAGCCGGGTAATTCCGCTCGCCGATGGTCAGGTGTGTTGTCCTGGATAATCTGGGGTGCTGGTTTCCTGTTGCTGGCCGTCGCTCCTGCGAATGCAAAAGACCCGTGGGTCCTGCTGTTTAATCCGCTGGCTGGGCTGACCGCATTCCTTCTCTTGTTATGGGCTTCACATAAGGAGCCGCTCAAATGGATCCGATAACCCTTACCACAGTGGCCTCCGTTCTGCTCAAAGCCGGGCCTTCTCTGGTCCGCACTGTCGGTGGCTGGTTCGGTGGCGACAGTGCCACGGCAAAAGCGGCGGACTCGGTGGCCAGTATTGTCGAGACCGTCAACGGTGCCATCAATCCTGCTGACCAGCAGCGTGTGCTGGAGCAGAAGCTGGCGCAGCTCCCGCCTGAGCAACTCGTCCAGCTTGAAACCTTAAAGGTACAGCTGCAGCAGTTCCAGCTGGAGCGGGACAAGGCGCAGATGGCAGATCAGCAGGCTGCACACCACGAACAGCAGGAAACCATCCGCAACGGCGACAACGCCACGGACGAATATGTCCGCCAGACCCGTCCGCTGATGGCTCGACTTTCGCTCTACAGCAGCATTGCTTACGTGATGATCATGTCGCTGGGCCAGCAGGCTGGTGCAGTGGCCGGTGCTTTTGGTCATACGTTTTCCATGCCCGCACCGGACTGGGATATTTCGCTGATGCTGGCAACTCCGGCGCTGGGTTATCTGGGTTTCAGGACACTGGACGGGTTCGCCCGGTACAGCAAATCCAGCAAACACAAGGTCATGGTGGGTAAATGACTAAAGCATTCGATCGCGCCAGCGACCTTGAAATGGAAGAACGGGAACGGCTCTTAAACCAGCATTTAAAGCGCGTTAAAGAGCTGCCGGATGAGTACGGGTTCTGTAACGACTGCGGCGCAGCGATTCCGGCGAAGCGACTCCGGGCGCCGCCGTACGCAGCGACCTGCTTCACCTGTCAGGCCATCAGAGAACATAAGGGGAAGCATGGGCTGGGAAATCATTAAGGGTAACTGGGCGATCATCTGGGCGCTGTTTATGTCCGCCGTGAACGTTATCCAGCTCCTGCTGGCCAAAACCTACGTCAAACGCGAGGAGCTGGAGCTGATGCGTACCCGACTGCAGGGCATTGAGAATACCATCGCGGGGCTACCGAGCCAGAAAGACCTTCACCAGCTGCAGCTGGAGATGAGCAACCTGCGGGGCGATTTGCGTGAACTAGGCCCGGCGATTCGCCAGGTAAAACACGTCAGCGATCTGCTTCTGGAAAACGAGCTGAAGGAAAAATAAGAGGTGACTATGCGTGACATTCTCGACCAGGACCAGCGCCTGGTTATTCTGC